AGATGCTGCGGGCGTACAAACTTATATCGCTGATTTCAGCGGGGCATTTAATGGACGCATACATGCGGCAGCCGGATATGTTGGCCCGGCTGGATCAGCGCAGCCAACGGGTTTTGTGGGAGCAATTAGAAATAGCTCAACAGCGATCACCGTAAGATATAATAGCACAAACTTCGGCCATAGCAGTATATCCGGTGTGCCGACTTCAAACAACTATTTTCTGTTTGCGAGAAATCTGGAAGCTGTGGCCAATGGTCACACCGACGCAGGCATTGCAGCGTACGGATCCGGCAGAGCATTTGACCTCGCGCTAATGCAAACCCGCGTCACCACCCTGTTGGCGGCGATTGCTGCCGCTATTCCATAATGACAATTCCAGGCCCTTCTAAAACCGAACAGATTCTAGCTGCTGTCGAAACTGTACTTGCAGCAACGTATGGCATCGCAACTGATCCACGTACCGGTCAGCCTAGGGTATATCGTGGTCGTGCCGAAGCTGTGGCACGTGCAGAGATACCTACGCTAGAGATTGATGCAAATGTAGAGCTGTCAAATAGCAAAGTAGTAAATTGTCGTGTTCTTTGCACATTATTGTTGCGTATTCGTATTCATGTTGATGGTGGTGCTTCTACAACACAAGCGGATCCTATACGTTGCAGCATTCATTCTTTGTTATTTGCCGATAAGAGGCTTGGTGGTTTAACAGTTAATTTAAGACGTGCTGAAAGACGGCCATCCGCAGAATGGGAAGATTTACGAGGCGATAACCAGCCGGGGTTTGTGGATGTGTTCTACGAATATGAATTCTATACACTGGAGGGAGACCTAACCCAGTGATCATGCCTAGGCATTCTGCTCCGCCGGTAGAGCCGCCAGCTCCGCCTTCTCATGCCGGCCGATATGTTCGCGATCCTGGTGGATTGGCATGGGATCGAACCGATGAAGATGCCGTGCAACCTCCGGCAGAGTCAGTAATTGAAGAATTGCCTAGTGTGGTAGAAGAATCGCCATCACTGGCAGCCGAACCGTCTCCCCCCGCTGAGGATTGATCCATGTTCTTTACTAATCAAGCGATCTTGACCTACGCGCCGGAGTCTACTTATGGCACGGCGCCGTCTACTGGTTATGTGCCATTGATGGTGTTGGCAGATCCAACATGGGCGCCAATGGAAGGCGATAGCTTGGAAACTCCTTTTGTGCTGCCTTATTGGAGCGGTAACCGCCAGCGCAATATCCGGCTGTATCAAACTTTCCAGTTTCAGCTTCCATTTACCGGTAGTGGTGTAGCGGGTACAGCACCGAATTTTGCTGGCTTATTTCCCGCTTGTAAGGTTACTGAAACGCTTGTTACCAGCACCAGTGCTACCTATACATCAGCCGCTAGCACCGCTTCAAGTGTTACCCTACGGTGGGTATTAGCTGGTGCCAATGGCACGACATCTATTATTCATCAGATGACCGGTGCTCGTGGTGATTGGGGGCTTACTGCAAACAATAATGAAAACATGAACATTCAGTTTAGCTTCACCGGTCTATATAGTGTATTCACCGATGGTTCTGCACTACCGGCTACAAGTTACACTAATCAGTCAATGCCTTCGCCGATTGGTCCATCTACTACGGTAACGGTTAATAGTGTTACGTGTTGCTTGCAATCGTTTGATCTTAATGCCGGCAATGAAGTAGTATTTCAAAGCCGCGCCGGTTGCACCCCGCAGGTATTGATTACTGATTCCAAGCCTAGTGGTTCAATTCAGGTTGAACAAAAAGCAATCGCAAGTCAGGATTTTGCTTTGTTATCTACCAGTGGTCTGACGTATCCGATTTCCATTGGTCACACGTTAGGCGGTACTGGCAATAGTCAGGCGATTACGGTGGCGGCTGCTAGCTTCGGTCGTGCATCATACGCATCAGGGGATGATAAGCTGCTGCTGCGCACGTTGCCGTTTAATGCAACGGGTTCTAGCCCATGGTCACTCGCATTGACCTGATCTTAAGTTCACAACCACCCTTCTTTTTGATCAATGACACTGACATTTGCAAGTCTTGGGCAGCCGTATTTTTGGCCTGTCGAGATTCCGATTCCTGTTGATGGAAAATACGAAAAACTTGTATTTGATGCTCAATTTAAGTACATGAACCGAGAACAGACGAAGGAGCTACTAGATGAAATGTCAGGCAGCCTGAAAGCTCAAGAAGACGCGGAATTAGTTGCCAAGGATGAGTCAATACAAAAGCCGGAGCAGTTTACAAGAAAGATCATGTCTGGTTGGCGAAATATGCCGGGGGGCGATGGTAATGATGTGGAGTTCACCGAAGAGAATTTCTCTTTTCTTCTGAAGGATCGTGGCGCATGTGCTGCTATCAATATGGCATGGCTTCAATGCGTGATTGGTAGTCAAGAAAAAAACTAATTGAGGTCGTTGATTACCTTTGGTATTTTGCTAGAGGGGAAGACGACCAACAAGAAGTAAATGATCTTGCCAAGATGATGAATGTTGATAATATACCTAAAGCTGAGGTTAAACAAAAAGCAGTTATTGTCCTTCCACAGTATAAGGAAGCAGTGGAGATGTTTCAACGTATTTTCACTCAATGGCGGATGGGTCCGCGCGGTCCTATTGGTTTGGATTATAATGCCTTACAATGGATGTGCAGCTTGTATGCGGTGCATGATGCTAGGCAGTTACTGGAAGATCTACAGATCATGGAACGTGCCTGGCTTTCGCATGTATATGGAGAATAAATAATGGCGATTACACTTGATGCGCTATTAAAAGTTGGTGCTAGCATTCAAGGCGTAGAGAATATACGTGCTCTTTCTGCAGCATTAAAGCAGGTTACTGAAGAAACCCGTCAGATGATTGCGCTTCAGAAAGCGCAGACGAATGTAGCGCGAGTATTGCTTGATAATCAGATCGCAGCGGCGAAGACAGACCGTGAACGCGCTGCTTTGGCAGCGCAGCGGCTGCAGTTGGGGTTAAAGGCATCGGAGAGCGAATATGCTGCCACAATCAAGCAGTTAGCGGCACAGAAGCAGCTACAGGCCGAACAGGTGAAGGCTGCAGCGGATCGTCTGCGAGCTGCTGATGCAACGATGAAGCAAGCATTAGTGGTAACTAATGCAATGCGATCGGAGAAGTTAGCAGCGGAAGAAAATTTACAAGTACAGATTCAGAAAGCAAAAGCGCAATACCAATCTATTGGTAACTTGAAACAGATTGCACAACTTGAACGGCAAGCGGCTATTGCTGCTGCTGAAGGTGCGGATGCAGCGAATAAGCGTGCTCAGGTGGCAGCAAACAAAGCGAGGATGGATGCGCAAACATTCGCTGCGTTTAGAGATATGGACAGGGAAACCCAAAGGCGGCAAACAGATGCTGCTAGAGCACAGGCAGCAAACAAAGCGAGGATGGATGCGCAAACATTCGCTGCGTTTAGAGATATGGATAGAGAAACTCAGCGGCGGCAAAAAGAGGCAGCCAAAGCGCAAATGGCTTCTCAGCAGATGATGATGGCGGGGATGCAATCAGTAAAGAATATGGCATTAAGCGCAGCCGCTGCGTTGGGTGTGTTTAGTGCTGTACAGGTTGGGAGGAATATAGTTGAAGCTGGACAAGAAGCGGAGCTAACACGTAGGCGGATTGCTGCTGTAGCTGGGGAGCTTGGCGAAACGGCTGGTGTTTATGAAATTGCAGCGAGAGCAGCCGATAAGTTTGCCATTGCAAACATTGATTCTCAAGTTGCAGTAGCCAATCTTTATAGCAGATTGCGGCCTATGGGCGTTTCATTACAGCAAATTGAAACTGTATACACCGGTGTCAATAAAGCTGTATTATTAGGTGGTCTTAGTGCTTATGATGCGACAGAAGCATTTAGACAATTAGGTCAAGCGATGGGATCAGGAAGATTACAAGGTGATGAACTACGTTCGTTGATGGAACGCATGCCGGCGATCGGTGTTGCATTGGCGAAGGTAATGGGCGTATCAGTAGGAGAAATTAAAAAACTAGGATCCGAAGGGAAGATTACTACTGATATAATTATAAAAGCCACAGAAGAACTTGCTAAACTGCAACCGCCTGAACCTACTTCGTTACAGCGCTATACCGCTGCTGTGAAAGATTTATCTACAACATTGGGCGAGGAGTTATTACCTGAAATTACACCAGCGATTGAAGGTCTTACAAGTCTTGTTAAATGGTTTGCTGATAATACAGAGCATATTATGGATGTAGTTGCATTACCTGCGATTGGGTTGGCGAAGATATTTGCTGGATTGATGGGAATTATTCGTGGTGAACCAGAAGTAGCAGTTGCAGAATGGAAAAAGATTGATGAGATTGCGCAGCAAGCAAAAGTAGGTGCTATAAATCGTAAGCTAGCCGAAGAAGGTGCCGCCAACGCTGTAGGTCAATACAATGCCGCTGCGGCGGCGGCGGCCGTTGCTGCTGCACAAGGCGCTAAAGCAGCTTCAGATAAAGCAGCCGCCGAAGCAGCAGCTGAAGAAGCCAAGAAGCGTCAAGTCGAATTAGAGAAAGAAATGCTAGAAGCGCAGCGGCAAGCCGTTGCCTATGTTGATGTTCAATTCCAACAAGTAGAACGAATCAATAGTATAGCTGCTGCTAAGGCAGAAAGAATGCGTGATGTAGCACAACAAACGTTAAGTGTTGAGCAAGCACAGATTGATGTAGCGCGAGCGATATTAGATGGCAAGATGAGTATGGCGACAAGTGATGAAGAACGCTTAAGAATTACTAGACAGATTGCTGAACTTGATAGACAAGCGGCGCAGGCGAATTATGCTGCAGCAATGGCACAAATTGAAGCGGAACAACAATTAGAAAAGATTAGAGTAATCAATGCAGAAAATAACTTCAGGAGAGCACGAGCTGCTTATGATATTGCCGTTAAACTTGGCACTTTAACGGCTGATATTACAGCAAAGCTGGAAACAACGAGGGGGGAACTGATGGTTTCTGGTGTTCAGAATGTTGCATTCGATAGAAGTATTGCAGCAAGAAATACGGTAGCCAACTTGAATTTAGAAGCGGCAAATATACGTGCTAATAATGCTTTAAATCAACCGATGCAATCTGGTGATGTCGGGGGGATACCTATTGCGCCAGGTGGTAACTTCTTTAGTATCAATGGACAGGTGTTGAGTGGTGTTTCCGCCTTTGCCATGGGTGCTCATGTAAAAGGACCAACGTTAGCGGTGATCGGTGAAGGTGGCGAAGGCGAAAGCGTTGTGCCAGACAGTAAGCGTGTGGGTTTTGCGATGAATGTTCTTAGTGGTATCACTGGTGCAGCAGCAATTCCTAAGTTCGCTACTGGTGGTTATGTTCAAGGAGGTATATATGGTTCCCGCGAGAATGCAGGAAAGGTATATGGCTCACGTTCTGATCCAGGACAAATCTATGGATCTGATGTAAATCGCGGATGGATAAGTAATAAATCATCTGGTGCATGGTGGGTTACCAGGAAAGTTCCTTCACCAGTATCATCAATCGCCACCGCGTCAAGAACAGTAAATGTAAATGTTCCGATCAATGCGCAACCTGTAGCCCCTGATATGTTCCTTATCAATGGTAGTGAAGTGCGTCGAATGGCGCTAGAAGTTGCGCAACAGGCTATCGGCCAGAATAATGCTCAGCAACGGCAACCTAGCGCGAGGCGTAGAGCTGGTAGATAATGACAACACATCGACCTGTATTCTTGCGTGTTTGGGAACCGATCACGAATTCTACTGCTTATAGTGTCCAAAACTTTTATCATTCTACAATTGCAGCAGGTGGCATTCCATATCAGTTCTTGGATTTTGATATCACCGACCTTGCGATAACCGCTAATGCTGATACTAATGAGATTACGGTTACCATGCCTGCCCTCACCGGGGCGGTAGACATGGCCGGCCGTGGTGCTGGGCAGTATCTGGCGAGTGTGACGGTCTACACGTTTGACGCTACAACAGCCCCTGAGGGGCCTCCAGTCGGGCAGGCGACATTGCTGCAGTTCATCGGGATTCTTGACCGCTGGGAGCTTCCTAGCATGGCTACATTGACCATAACGATCGGCTCACCATTGTCCCCGATCGATGCTCAATTCCCTCTTGGCCGCTACAGTTCGGCAATCGTCGGGATACCCTGTCGCCTCTGATGTTGAATTCTTCCCCTGTTGCTGTGCCCCTATTGGCTGCAGAACGGCGGCAGGTAGATCAGGCTGATCGCTTGACAGCAGGGAATGATCTAAATGCAGGGCAGGCAAGTTTAGAGATTGGTCAATCGATACCAGTTGTTTTCGGAAAAAGAAGCAGCGGAGCCGGTGGGGTATGGATCAGCGCAGCGGCAAGTGAATGCAGATTCGAGAATGATTCAGTAAATAGAGTAACTGCAAGTTATTTATGCGTTGTTTGTGCAGGGCAATTGCCGACGATTGCGGTCGGTGATATTTACCAAGGTGACACACCATTGGTGGCGGGTGAGTTTACACAATCTTATAATGCGCGAGCGGCATCGTGGACGCCAGGAAATTTTATACAACAACGGTTTAATGTAACAACATCATATCAGGAAATAAAGCTAGAAGGTGGAGCGATTGGCAATGGTGATATGCTAGATATTAGTGGTTTTACAACATCGGAATTAGCAGAAGAGATTGCGAAAGCAGTAGCGGTTGGCACGATCAAAAGCAGTGGGGATTACCTTACATCATTTAATGCAACGGTAAGTAAGGTAGTAAATTGGAATAATGCGGGGATATGGCTGGGAACTGCTGGCCCTCAATTTATTCTCCCAGCGGTCGGATCGGGCAGTGGGGGTGGTAGTGGTTCTATTGATTTTTCAGAGCCAAAATCCACTGAATATTACAATTCACTGTCTTGGACTTATAGCTTAAGACCTAGTGATCCAAGGGCAACCGCAGGCATGGCGCCAAAATTATATTATGCGCCCCTCAGTTATTTTTACGGCTTGCAATTCCTTGCTTCAAATGAATGGGTTTACGATCGGGCAGATCAAGGGCGATATATTAACTTCTCCGGATATTCTATTACTAGACCGGCATCAATAGAACCTTATGGCGACATAGAAATAAATATAACAGAAACCATCAGGGGTGGTTTCCTGATGACCCAAACTGCTGCTATATCGGGATATACAACTGGCCTGCTCGGTGGCTTTGCTGGCATTACTTATACCATCACTGTAACCGAAGAAAACAGCGAACCATATCCAAAACCAGAAGCTACCTTATATTGCGGTACCGGTGGTTCTTATGCTGGGGTTACTACCATTTCTGTTGTTAAACAATACCCCGCTGAGAATGAAGGATGGCGTAGGCAAATTCATATGTTCGCACGCGAATGCCCACCGATTTATAGATTGATTGAAGGATCAGCAGGTGCTAGTAACTTGTTCCCTGATCTCGCAAGATATGCGCTGCTTTCTACCGGTCGGCTAGACCCTTCGCAAATTGATGATGCTGGATTATTGGTATCGGCAAGGTTCTGTGCTGCAAACTTAATAACTTGTGATGGTATCGCAATGGTGCCATCTAATGTACCAGAATGGTTAGATCGTCTAGCACCATTATTCTTATTGCGGCCAACGAATCAATGGGGAAAGATTGGCTTACGACCTGCTGTACCAATTACCGCATCTTATGGCTTCAATACATCACCACTAACGCCCGTTTTAACATTTGATGAATCTAATTCTTTGTCGTTTGCTGTGCAAGGGAAAGCATCAGAAGATCGAAACTGGCGAGTAGGAATCCTGCCATTATGGCGTGAGCAACCAGAGAATGGCTTAGGCTTGGTACGTGGTACCGGTCCGGTTAGATTTGGTGATGTATCAGATAGTGCACCAGTTGAAACGGTAGATGCCAGCGAATGGGTAACTAGAGAACTTCATGGCGTTAGGCTAGCAGCATTAGAGCTTGCTAGGCGACGACATATTGAACACACCGCTACGATATCAGTAGATCCTTCTGTTGCTGTCGCGGCTTTAGTACCTGGTGATATTGT